AGCGTGTTTGATGCAATACAAAGGTTGAAGGATGTGAAGTATGTCCGACAGCTTAGGCCTAAGGATTATCAAGAAACGCGAAGCGGGTGGAAAAGTAACAGATATCAAGTCTTATGGTTAGGCGATGAGCCTAGGCCGACCAAGGAAGATATAAAGACTGCCAAGAAGTTACAACTTGCTAGTGATGATGAGCCTATAACAGAAGAAATAGGGGGTGCGGGGGTGGACGCTTCCTTATCTACACTCTCGCACACACTCGCACACGCCTACGCCCGCGCCGTGCAATCACGGACAGGACAAGTGCGAACCATAGCTAATGAGATCAATCATGCTCGCAAGCTGGCATTGTTGGACATATCTATAGATCAAGTACGCGATGCCACGGTGCAGGCGTGTGATGAAGCACTAGCAAGGCGTGCCGGGGTGCCGTCTCTCGCGGACGTTGCCCGGTTAATCGATGGCGTACAATGAGACATACGTTCGTTTGCGCTTGTACAGCGCATCTATCATCGATCTGGCCAGCGCAGAAGGCACCCCTTGCCCCCCGCCCCCCGTCCGTATCTATATGGGGGGGTCACACGAAATTTTTGTCACTTTTGGAGGTAAACAATGAAATCAAGATATGAGCTACTTAACGACGCTGCGAAGATTGTTGCAGATCGCGGCACTAATTACGGCACACCAGAAGAGAACTTTGAGCGCATTGCTGTTTTATGGACAGCATTACTGGGACACGAGATATCATCTGCCCAAGTGGCGATAATGATGACTGCTTTAAAGCTGGCACGGCTGTGTTCTGACGAGAACCACATGGATTCGTGGGTCGATATTGCAGGCTACGCAGCGTGCGGCGCAGAGATTGTGAGTGCGTCTGATGACTGAGAAGCCACTAACGACCCGACAAGCCCGTGCAGCACTTGCGTCACAAGATATCGAAAAGCGTGATGCGGTATTACAGGAGCTTGAGGCAATTGGTTCTAGTGAGATAACAGATATTTTATCCTGGGATGAGCTAGGCCGTGTACAAATACGTCCTTCTGACCAATTATCCGTCCGTGCTAAACGATCTGTTAAGAAGGTTAAGGTTACGCCTACGGAGCACGGCAATAATATTGAGGTGGAGATGCACGATAAGCTGTCTGCCTTGCGTCTCCTAGGCAAGCACCGTGGTTTGCTGGAGCCGAATAGCGACGATAGGCGACCTAGTATGATTGGGATTAACGTTACGGGGCCGCAAACGACCACGTATGAAGTAAAGGATGACGACGATGGCGAGAAGTAATCGCGCAACTGATCGGTCAGCGCGTCGTCGAAAGACTGGCGGCACTGAAGTGTTAACTGGATTGAACCTAGATTTTAGTGAAAGCCCTACCGTATGGAAGTTTTTAAACGACGATTCGTTTGTCCGTGGTTTGATGGGCCCTGTGGGCTCTGGGAAAACCTACGCCAGTTTAGCAGAAGTTATGCTGAGGGCGGTGAAGCAGCCTCCATCGCCAGTGAACTCCATAAGGTATTCCAGATTTGCGGTCATCCGCAACAGTTATCCAGAATTGAGGACGACGACGATCAAGACGTGGCAGGAGATATTTCCTGAAGCTGTCTGGGGTGAGATGCGCTGGTCACCACCTATTACGCATCATATTAAGTTGCCACCTCGTGACGGTGCACCGGGGTTGGATTGTGAGGTTATATTCTTAGCCCTAGATCAGCCTAGGGACGTGCGTAAGCTGCTATCTCTGGAATTGACTGGTGGGTTTATCGATGAAGCTAGAGAGCTACCCAAGGCCGTTGTAGACGGTCTGACATCGCGTGTGGGTCGTTACCCTACTAAGAAGAACGGTGGTTGTCCGTGGCGTGGCGTCTGGATGTCTACCAACCCTATGGATGACGACCATTGGTGGTGTAACCTAGCTGAGAAGAACCCTGTGAAGGGCAAGTACCCTTGGAAGTTCTACAAGCAGCCTGGAGGGGTTAAGGAAGCCACGAAGGAGCATGAGGGTTCAATCCCGTCTAATAATCGACATTGGATTATAAACCCACTTGCGGAGAACACGAACAACCTTCCAGTGGGTTATTATGAGCAGCAGCTTGCGGGTAAGACGCTTGACTGGGTGCAATGTTACTTGGGCGCACAGTATGTGTATGTGCAGGATGGTAAGCCAGTGTGGCATGAGTTCTCCGATAGCCTTATGTCTGCTGATGTTGAGTATGAGCCGGGGATACCAGTGCATATTGGACTGGACTTTGGTTTGACGCCTGCCGCTGTGTTTGGTCAGAAGATGCGTAATGGGCGTTGGCATATTATACACGAACTTGTGGCTTTTGACATGGGCCTTGAGCGGTTTGGTCATCATTTGATTGCGGATATACAAACTAGATTTCCAAAGTCTGAGATAATGATCTGGGGTGACCCTGCGGGTATGAAGCGAGATGAAATCTTTGAGGTCACGGCGTTTGACCATTTGCGTACTCTGGGGCTGCGTGCCCAGCCTACGGCGTCAAACGACTTCAAGGTGCGTCGAGAAGCGGGTGCTATGCCTATGAACCGCTTGATTGATGGTAAGGCTGGGTTGCTTGTGGATAAGGCGTGCAATCGTATTCGTAAATCACTTTCTGGTGGCTACCATTTTAAGCGGGTTGCGATTGGTGGTGGTCAGGAGCGGTTTAGGGATATGCCGAATAAGAATGAGCATTCACACGTTGGTGACGCTTATGGCTATTTAATGTTGGGAGGTGGTGAGCATCGTTCGCTTACTCGCAACCCTAATGGTAAGGCAATGTTTCAACAATTAGTGGCAAAGGCTGATTTCGATGTCTTTGGATAATGGAGTAAAGAAGATGGATATTAAACCTACTGCCTTGCGTCTACGTGACGACACGTTAACGATGTTGCGCGCTGAGTTAAGAAAATCTGCTCATCGTTCTATGGCGACATTGGCAGATGAATTACTGCATAATGAACTGCGCCGGAGAGGACACAACACAGAAACTGATTTAAATAGGTTGATTTCTGCGGCAGGAGAGATTAGCTAATGAAGCCCGGGGGTGGTCGTATGAAGGGCGCTACATTTGAGCGTGAGGTTGCTGGTCTTTTATTTGATGAGCTTGGTATTAAGTTCAAACGTGAGATCGAGCAATATCGTCAAGCTGATTTAGGTGATCTTGTACCGTGTGACGGTACGTTCCCTTTTACTATTGAGTGCAAGCGTTACGCTGATGGTTATCTTGCCAAAGATGCGTGGTGGGATCAGGCTTGTGCCGCTGCTAAGGCAGCTAATCTTATCCCTAGTTTAGTGTATAGATTTGATCGTCGTCCTATTGTCTGCCGCATACCGATACAAGCGTTTGTCTTGATGTCGGGTAGCGAATTAGATTATGGATGGACAGAGACAGCAGATGTGACGTTTAGCGCATACTGCATGGTTTCGCGAGAGTTATTGGCTCTCGCAGCAGAATCAGCGTAAAGCTGGTATAAAGCTGCCACATGATGTGGTGGCACATAGTTCGAAAAGGAGAGAACGATGTCGTTAGGATTTAATACAGAAAGCAAGTCGTCAGGTGATATTTTACCAATCATTAAGTTTGATGCAAAAGCTGGTGAGTTCATCAAGGTGGATAGTGAGCAAACTGCTGATGGCACTTGGAGCAAGGATCAAATAGAACTGGACATTCCATTTAAGGTTATAATGGATTTAGAGAATATTGAAGTTGGTTGGCTTGCGTTCCCGTTAGGTGGCCCTGATTTCCACATGGTGAAGCTAGGTGACAAGATGCCTGCACAGCCAACGGATGAGCATAAGCAGGCTTTCCGTATCAAGTTGTTTAGTAAGTCACTTGGTGTACGTGTGTTCTCGCATAGTGCCAAGACGGTGGTGCGCTGCATGGATGCTCTGCATACACAGTATGAAGCAGAGCGTGCAGCTAATTCGGGCAAGATGCCAGTGGTAGAGGCTGGTAAATGTGAGACGGTTAAAATTCAAACACCACAAGGAGAGTTACGTTTTAAGGCTCCGAATTGGAAGATTGTTTCTTGGGTTAATGCGCCTGACGAGCTTTCGGTTGCGGACGCTGCGCAAGAGCCTGATCCGGCACCAGCAGCAGAGGATGATGATAACGAATTTTAGGGC